AACACCCGTAGGCCCTTCGGCATCCACAGACCGCGCTTCTTGATGGCGCCCGCGATCGCGTAGGCGATGGAACGGGCCGCTGCGCCGACTTGCTCACGTTTGGCGACCGCCTTGGTGATGGCGCGAATCCCCAGCGCCCGCTGCATCATCTGCTGGCGCGCGACCCGCTGAGCGGCAGGAGCCGACACGGTATCCATGCCATGCCGGTGAACCCAGCCCATCAGGGCCTCGATGCCGGCGCGGCTCACGCCCGCGCCAGGGCGCCGGCCGCGGTCCACGATCGACGCCTTGGGGTCCGTCGAGTAGATGCGGCAACCGTTCTCGATCGCCAGCGTCTCCCAGGAGTTCGCGTAGGTGCGACGGTCGACGGGCGGCCGGGGCTTCGTGGCGTTGATCTCCTCGTTGACGATGACTCGCCCGCGCTGCCGCATACACCGGCGGACTCCCCGCACGGCCGCCGCGTGGCGCTCCTTGGGGATGCGCGACACGTAGCCGCCCAGATCCCGGAGGTGGACCGTGCGAATCACGACGCCACCTCGGGCTCGACTTCAAACGACGTGTCCTGTTTCGCCAGATTCACGCGCCACTGAAGACCGCCCTTGGCCAGCATCGGGACGCCGCTCACGGTGTAGCGACGGGGCTTGGTCGGCGGATTGGTCCGGCGACTCTCCCGCACCTCCCAGAAGAACTCGGCGTGGCCGCTCATAGTCTGCGGGCGTACCGGGTCCAGAAGGTCGGGCGTCAAGCCGCGCAGGTCCGCTTCGCTGAATCGCGGGCTGATGCGATCCACGAACAGACCGCCGGCCTCCGTGATGCCGAACGCCGACAGCCCCATGGACGTGCTGAGCATGTCCTGGACCCTGGGAGTCGGCAGGATCTCGACTCGCGAAGTCTCGACGGGCCGTCCGACGCCGCGCTTGCCGGGCCAGCGCCAGTGAACCAGGAACACGCGATACGGCGCGAGCCCCAAGTCGTTGCGAGTCTGACGGGCGCGATCAACTGCTGGCACCAGCGACTCCATGAGGGTCCGCCGACCGGCCGGCACCGGATGCACCTGCCCCGACAGGGCCGGCACTTCGGCCAGCGGGTCGCTCGGGGTCGTGCGGTCGGCCAGCATCAGGACAGGTCCCCCGCGATGAAGTAATTGACGGTCGCGCCGTTGCCGATAATCGAAATGGCGGTGTACTCGTCGCCTACCGTCGGCGCGAAGTGAATCTGCATACCGCCGCTGCTCAGTGGGATCGCCTGGTTGTTGCCCGCGGCGCTCGTCAGTTGCAGCGTCACGCTGTTGCCCGAGACGGCGATGATGAGGACCCGCACCTTCGCGACATTCTCCAGTGGGAGCACCAGGGGCGACCCGCTGGTGGCGTTCACGACGTCGTCCTGCCCGCTCTTTTGCGCCGCGCACGTGATGCCGAAGCTGGTGTCGATTGGGCCGATGCCGAAGTTGCCGCCCGAGCAGTCCTGGCTGACCGCGACCCCCGAGTGCTTGACGAACGATGGGATCGACATCAGGCGACTCCGATCATGCCGGTCTGAACTCGTCCACCAAGCCCCAACTGCTGCATCGACCTGTAGCGGGTCGAGAACGGATAGAACGGGGCGTGCAGGATGTCCGATAGGCGCGCCGCTTGCCGCGCATACTCCACGTCGAGGAGGTCAGTCTCGTGTTCCCGCATCTCCACGCCGTCGACCTTGCTGACCTGCATGCGGATCTGAGCGTCGATGATGGCCTGGTCGAGTTGGTCGCAGCGGGCGATTTGCTCCCGCACCATCGGCTCGCCGTCGGGCAGAAGGCTGTTCATCGCCAGATCCACGATGCTCAACATGGGGGTCGAGACCGGGATGCCGGCGTTCAGCGCCGGGACAGCAGACAGCAAGGGATACCCCAGGTGGTACTTGACCCGGACTCTTTCGGCGGGGCTCAGCATGCTACCCCGTGACCGGCTCCGTCGTGAGAACCGTCAGAAGCTGACGGAAGTGCTCGGGATCGTAGTGGCGCTGGTCCAGAATGGCGCCGCGCTTGAATCGCTGCATGCAGCCGCCCAGCATGATCTTGCCGGGCTCCAGGACCCGCACGCGCGTGGGCTTGGGTTGCTCCTTGGCCTTCGGTTCTTCGGCGGCAGGGGGTGGCGTGGGTGGCGGGTCCACGACCACGTCCAGCCCCTCGGTCTTGGACCGCGTGAACTCCTCAGCCGACACCACGACGTCGGCCAGCGGGTCCGCTGGGGCCGCAGGCTCACTCGTCTTCGATGGTTCGGCGGGCTTGCGGGTCGCCGCGGCTCGCTGCGCTGCCTTGTCGCTCAGTAGGCTCATGGGGTCTCTCCTGCTGCTGGTCGAAAAGAGGCGGGGCGTTGAACTCCGGCGCGTGCAGATACGTCGTTTGTCCCACGACGATGGGTTCTGCTCATGCGAGAGTCCGACGTCATGGCCGAAGCCACCGACCACCGACTAGCAGTGGGGCCGCCAGAGGGGATCGCGGTTCCGATGCCACAGGCAGGGTTCCGTGCTCCCCGAGCGCCGCACAACATCTCCAGCAAGGCACGAGGCCCGTTGGAGTTCGCCATCAAAGGCGGGCGCTCTCGCTGAGTGACCAGACCAAGCGAGCGCGTATCCGCGACCATCCGGCGACAAGTGCGGCTATCCAGCGCGTTCGTATGGGCAGGCGCCGAAGCGCCGCCACCACGCTGGCGGGCCAGACCACTGCGACACGACCGCGAGTGGTTACGGCTCAAAAAGAGCCCAGGCCCTTTAATTGCCCCGAAGGGCAAACTCGACAGGGACATACCCGACGGCGCCGTCGCCGTTCGTGTCGAGCATGTCCCTGGTCCGAACATGATTGGTCCCGAGGTCGCGCACGTGACTAGACGTGCTCGACGACGCAGATCCTCTTGTAGCGAGCGGTATCCCCGGTCGCACCGTCGGTCCTGCAGGGCCAGTCCATGATGGTCTTCCAGATGCCGGTCACGAGGTCGCCCATCACGTTCACGGGGGCGCGCAGGTAGACCTGCACGCGGTCGGCGTTGACTTCCACGCCGTTGTTGGTGAGCTGGCTGAAGTCGCCCACCTCGCCGTTGAGCCCGGCCTCGGTGATGAGGCCGCGCAGGTCGGCGTAGTACTCGTACACCGCCTCGGCGCCGATGAAGATCGGGCGCTGGACTTCCAGCTTGCTGGCGTTCCACATCTCGCCGCCGAACCGCTCGCCCTTGCGGGCGTCGCCGTTGTAGACGTTCTGGATGCCGCCCGCCACGGTGCTGGACCGCGGGGTCTCGGTGTCCTGGAACACGAGGGTTCCGAGGATGTCGCCCAGCGCGAACTCCTTGAACCAGTAGTAGTCAGGCAGCGAGGTCAGGAGCTTCTGGCTCTCGTCACTGCTGAAAAGCTGGTTCTTCGAGTAGCTGTTGAAGTGGCTGTGGTAGAAGCCGTCCGGCATCTTCGGCACGTTGCTGTCTTCCAGGCGACCGATGGCCGCGCGGAACAGGTCGAACGTAAACCCGTTGCTGGTCGTGCTCGTCAGAGAGTCGATGCCGTTGCCGCCACCGCTCCGCACCATGTAGGTGGCGTCGTTGCTCCAGATCACGCCGCGGTTCAAGATCCCGACCGGCAAACTCACGTCGGTCGTGAGGGTGCCGGGGCCAACCACGTCGCCTTCGAATGTCGACGTGAAGTTGACGACGTTGACCGTGTGAACGTTCCCATCGGTGCCGATGTAGCTGATGGGCAGCGGGTTCGAGGACGACACCGCCGAGTACTGCACGGGGCTTCCGGCCGTCAGGTCGGGGCGACGCGCGGTCGTGAAGCCGTTGAGCCGCATGACCGGGAGGCTGGTCCCGGAGGCGGTGACGCCGTTCGCGACGGTCCAACCGCTCATGCCGGCGTTGTAGAGCCGGTCGCGCACGACGCGGTTGAGCGACTGCGCGGCGTTCAGGCCGAGCTGGTGGACGTTGTTGGTGAACAGGTTCGCGATCGCCACGATGCTGGTCGGCATGCTGGTGTCGGGGCAGCGGTTCGCGTACTGGTGTAACTGCATGTTCCATTGTTCCTTGTCGAACGGAGACGGCTCGGGCTCCTTCCCTGGAGGCAGCGGATTGGTGGAGGGCGCCATCAGGCCGTTCCCGGTGAAGATGAACTGATCACCGGCTTGTCCCGGCTGCAACACCGGGGCGGCCTCACCGCGGAACAGGTTGCGCGGGTACAGCGCGTCCTTGAACTCGCGGATGAGCGCGTTGTCTTGCACGAGGGCTCGGATCGTCGGATCTGGCTGAATGACTGAGAAGTCCATGGTTTCCTCTTTCTCTCTCGGTTGTGGTGATGCCTGTCAGCCCCCGTGCCCCTCGTTACCCCAGCCCGGTCGATGCGGTTCGGATCCCCCTGGCGCGCTTGTACTCCTCGAACTCCGGCTTCGTCATCTCCCTGACGTCGACTTTGCCCGCTGCTCCTGCCGCTGCCGCCGTGGCGCCTGGTCGTGGTGCCGCGTGCGAGCCTGGCACGGGTCCGCTCGTACCCGTGGTGGCCGGTACAGTGACTTCGCCGAACAGATACGGATGCTGTGTCCGAAGACCTTTGAAGAACGCCTCTTCGTCGAGCCCCTTCAGTTCGTCTTCGGTCTTGCCTTCGTGGGCGCGCGTGAACAAGGTCACGGCGTAATCCGTGTCCTTGATCCCGACGCCGTGGGCGATGCGTTCCAGGGTGGCCTTCACCTCAATGGCGTTGGCCCGGTTCTCTGCCTTGCGCCGCAGCCGCTTCTGTTCGCGGATCTCGGCGTCCTTCCGGTCTTGCTCGCGCTTCCACTTGGCCTTGTCCTGCTCGTACTTCGCCATGGCCTGACGGTCATTGCGATTCTTGGGCGGGGCCGGTGGATCACCTGCCGCCGGTGCGGCCGGGGCCGCCGGACGTGGTGCCGTTCGGGTCGTTCGCTGTGCGTCCAGGTGCTGGAGCATGGCCGCATGGTTGGCGAAGCCTCGCTCCTGCGCCTGCTTGTCCAGCTCGGCCTGATACGCCGTCCTGCCCTTTTCCTCCGCCTTCTTCAATCGCTCGGTGAAGGCGCGGCTCGGGAGGATGACGTTCTTGCCTTGCTGGGCCGGCTGCGCGGGCGCTGGGGCCGCTGCCGCTGGTGCCCCGGGCGGGGCTGCTGCTGGGTCGGGTGGGTTCGCTGGTTGGTTTGCTGCTACTGGTTCGGTTGCCATGACTCGCTCCTCGTCGGGGCTACTCGTCTACGTCGCGGTCATCCGGCTGTATCGTCGCCGTCGTCACGAGTGACGACTTCAACGGGCGGCTGCTCGCGGGGTATCGAGTCACGTTGTGCGCGGCAGAGACGCCCCCGGTGGATCCGGGGATGGCGTATGTCGCGCGAAGAAAACTCATTGTTGAAGGTGGTTCGGGGACTACTCGGGCATCGAGCGCATCAGGCAAGAGGCCGACTGGGACAGGTCGCTCTTGCTGTAGATCACGTCGCAGGACGTGACGGCATCGGCGATGTTGAACGTCAGGTTCACGCCGCCGTCCCAGTAGACTTCGCCGGGGTTCGGCAGACGGGTCGGGTCGGTCATGATCGTCTTGACGCCCGTGCTGGTGCCCGCGGTGGCGTTGACGGTGATGAGGCCGTTGGTCGTCGGGGCCTGGCTGAGTGCCGCGCAGACGCCCGTACTGGACGTGACGGACTTGCCGGTCTCGGTCGCGCCGCCGATGACCCCGCCGGTCGTGACAGCCGCGAGGGCCGACCGCAGATTCAGGATGTCGGCTCGCGCCTGATTCAGCAGCGTGCCGATATTGGCGATGTCGGTCACGGCCAGGTTCAGATCTGTCCGCAGGGCGTTCGCCAGGTTCGCCAGGGTCGTCTGGTCGGGCGACGCATATGCGGCGGACGCGGGCGAGACTGCCGTGGCGGCCGAGACCGCGACGGACGACGGCGCGACGGCGCTGCCGACGGTCGTGCCCGACACCGTCACGCTGGGGTTGCGGGTGTTGAGCAGGATCGACAGGATGTCACCCAGCGGGGCCTTGGC